AAAAAGGCCCAGCGCAATGCTGGGCCAGTTCAGTGAGGCAGATTGCGCAGAAGGAAATGGGTAAAGCTCTGCGCCATCAGGTGCCATCACGTTATCACCAAGGGATCGGATCATCAAATGTTTTTCCCCTGATGTCGATCATTTCTGCCCCAGGGAATGATTGCTTGGCAGCTTTCTCCAACTCACCCATCCAATGCTCACGAAAGTAACGATAAGCCAACGCAACCTCTCGCAGCGTCAGCAACTCCAACTCAGGCCGCTGCTCTTTGATCGCACGCCAGCCTCTACCGTCACGCATGATGCCGAACAGCTCGCCATCCACCTCAACCTCCCAGACATCCGTACACGCCTTCTGAGCGCCCACACGCTCGGCTTCCTGATCCATCGCCTGCAACCCCCGCACGACAACCTCACAGCGCTTCCTGCACTCTTCCACATCATTGTCTGCAATCGCTGCATTCATCTTGGCAACCGCACTGCCATACTTCTGAGCCATCTTGACATCTACCAGCTCGGGCAACCTATCCGTCCCCCACTTCCGATCCATCTCAGTCACCAGCCTGTCAACCGGGGCAACTGCGTAATCGCACATGATGGCATCTTTGTTCTGATTGCCATGTAAGATCCGATCCGATTTCTTTTGTCTCTTAGTCTGCTTCATCTTTCAATCCTCACTAATCTTCCTCACCTTGAACCGAAGCCCTCACTTCCCCTCCTCACCTCTATGCATATACATAGAGGAGGTGAGGAGGAAGAATTTCAGGCGCTTTTTTCCTCACTTCCTCACCTCTTCCTCACCTTGGATTTTAAGGTGAGGAAGGTGAGGAGATCCGCTAAACTTCGTCCCATTTAATCATCTCCCCGACAACCACGCACTGCACATCTCTGCCTTGGCGTTTGTCGTACATCTCTGCCAACTTCAGGACGTTTGTCTTCATCCACTGCTTGACGATTGCCTTGATCTTCGCCTTGTCTCCGGGCTTTTCCATGTCAAGGTTCAGCTCTTCGGCCACGGCATGCCCGACATACTGCTTGGCCTGCACGTTCGCCTTGTAAGGCGTTTGGTTGGCTTCTGCTTCTTGTACAAGTTTCTGTACGTTTCGGGCATTGTCGGCTGTCACGCCGTCAAAGAGATCAGGCAGCTTGAACTCTGTGGCAACCCCAATGTGTTCACCGTTTGCGATCTCTACTGATTGCATGCGTCTGTAGACTGCCTTGTCTGATGGCGGTGCTAGGTTTGCCTTACCATCGTCTACTCTGAATATGCCGAGGGCTTCGTGTTCGTCTACGCCCAGCGCCATTGCGTCTTCTGGTGTTATTCTGTTGATCACTCTGGCTGCCCGGGCTGCCCCGATGAGCGATCCTGCACCTCTTACGCTGTCAATCGTTGCGTCATCGCCGTTGCCTTTTCTGATGTGGTGTACGAGCTGGACTGAGCTGTTTGTGTCTCTTGCCAATTTGCGCAGCATTGCCACGACTGCCTGAATGCTGCCGTTGTTGTTCTCGTTGACGAGGTGCGCTGACACGAATGGATCAAGGATGACTGCGCCGATGTTGTTCTGTTTGATGACGCGGATCATGGCTGCCAGCATGTCATCGTTTGTGATCAGCCCATCCCTGCCTTCTGCTGCGAGCGTGATCTGCATGGTATCCTCACCGTCCATAAACAGTCGGCCTTTGATGTCCTCTGGCTTGATGTTGTAGTGCTGCATTGCTGCTATGGTACGCATCTGCATTTCGCTGATGGGGTCTTCAAGGTTGATGATCCAGACGTTTGTCTGTTCCTTTACATCAATGCCGAGGAGCGGCTTGCCTGTCGCGATTGCCAGTGCTTCCACAATGATTGCGCTTGTCTTACCAATGCCGCCTGCCGAGGCTGTCACACTGATGTACTTCTTGATGTAGTCGTAGCCATACACCCACTCCCTGCGCGGCAGCGTGAGGGCGTTGAACATATTGTAGGGCGTGGGCCATGATTGCTCGTCGTTGTCTGCCAGGGCTGTGTTCTGCTGCTCCATGCGTTCCTGCACTGGATCTGGCGGCGGTGTCCATCCCTTGTTCCTTGCGCCGTCTATGGCCTTCTGCACTTCTTGTCTGGTGTCGTCCACATCATACCCGGCGAGCGTAAAGCTGTCGGTGATGGCGTGTATCTCTTCGTCTGACAATCCTTTTGTGACGTATGATCCAACCAAACGCACCATATTTATGTGCCAATCGTCACCCGCTAGCACGTTTTGCGTGACCAGCTGCCTGTCCATTGCTTGCTGGCCCAAGTCTATGCTGATTGTGCTAGCAGGCTTCTGCTCTGCCTTTGGGAATGCACGCATCATGCGCTCCATTGGCTGCGGGTCACGATCTGTTGTGAAATCTGTGCGCATTGTGACCAGCTCTGGGACGTAGCCTTTGTCTTGCTTCTTTTGGTTGGGCCAAGAGACTGTGCCTGCCACGCGCATGATGCGGCTTGGGTTGATGACTGCCGCGTCTGTTTGCAGGCTGGCTGCTATGGACTTTTGCACATCCCGCCATGCGTCCATGTTTTTGCATGGCTCTTCCAGCTCCCAATATGCGTGGCCTCTGGAGAAAGGCGTTGTGCCTGTCTTGACTGACATTGTAAATTTGGGGCCAGCAAATGACATAATGTTTTCCATTGCGCCCTTTGTGTCTGCATCTGCGAAGCAGTAGAAGGCTGCCAGAATGTCTGTGTCCTTGGCGGCTTTGCCTGCCGGGATCGGGCTGATCGGATCGACAGGGTTGATGCACATGTAGATGTTGGCCTTGGCTTTGTTCATGGCCTCAGCGTGTTCAACTGCTTGATCAATGTCTGCAAGGTTAAATCTTGCGGCATTGGCTGATCCACCTTGCGATATGGATCGTATCTCTATTAACGGCTGTCCGACTTGGTTCCAATTCTTTGTAATCTGTGATATGAATTGTTTTATGATTGCGGATTGGGGAGCCATTTCCATTTTGTGTTCCATTTCCAATTTCATTTTCTCCCTGTTGGACTTCCCCGGCGAATGAACCGCCGGGGATTTTTCTTAGAACTCCATGTCATCGTCTGCGGCTGCTGGAGCTGGCTCTGGTTTTGGAGCTGGTGCTGGCTCAGTGGCAATGCCTGCCGCAGCGCCTTCCTTCAGGCAGTCGGGCTTGTCCACCCATTTGACAACTTCAAAGATCGGGTAGCAAGTCGAGCCTTTTGTGAATTTAAGCTCCTTGGCTTCCTTCATTTTGATGAGCGGCATTTGGCCTGCTGCGGGCTGCTCGGTCAATAGGGGTGCCAAGTCTGCCAAGGCTGACCATACGCCTGCGCCTGCTTGTTCCCACATTGCAACCTTACCGCCGCCAATGGCGCACTTAACCGAGAAGCCTTTCTTGTATTCATCTCCCGGCTTTTGCATCATCTGATTGACGTTTGGGTTCCACTTCCACTCGGGCGCTACGCCTGCCATGCCTTCTGACTTCTGCCAGCCTGTCTTGAGGCTGTCGAGATCAATGACAAAGCCCTTTGTTTGGGCTTCTTCGTATTCGTCCTTTGACGATCCTTCGCGCAAGAAGAATTGCTTTGCACGAACTGCTCCGTCCTGCGTGCCTCTTGCTGACCATCCCAAGAAAGTGTTGATGCCATCTCCACCGTTGTTGCCTAAATCAATTTGAAACATTGTTGTGTCCTTTCACTTTGCTTCGTTGTTGACGTTGTTGTGCGCGTGACCCTGCGCTGGGATTAGATGCCATACAGCTCTTCTCTAATTGCCTCTCCACCGTTCCAGTAGAATGAGTTTGGGTTGACCGGGATGACATCTCTGATGTCTGCCGCGCTGCCAGCCCGCAGAAACTTTTCCATGCGGCTGATCTGCTTCTTTGCTTTGGTGAGCAGCTCAGTCGGATCGCCGTCTTCTAGCATGTTTGTCTTCTTTGGCGTGACGTATAGGAACTTGACGATCTGGTTGCCCCGGGCTTTCTGATAGATTGCGCGTTGGAGCTGATGCTCTGCCGACATTGTGCTTGGCATGCGGCCTGTTGTTTTCAGATCGACAACCAAGCCATGCTCGGGGAATACCAAGTCAAGGTATCCAATGACAGGGATCTCGTATTCATCTGTCTTGGCAGTGATACTGATTTTCTCTTGACCCTCTTCTGGAAACTCTGGCTGCCCGAGATGCTCAAGCTCTCCGATTGCCAACTCCATGCAAGGTTCAATCATTGCTCGTTCCTTGCTTGTCTTCTCGTCGCCAATCGGAAAGAACTTGTCAAACTTTTCTAGCGCCTGATCCAGTGCGCCTGCCTTGTGCAGCTTGCCTGTCAGGAATGCCACAACTGCGTCTTCTGTGCAGATGCCACGCATTGCGGCCGCTCCCATGGGCGTGCGTTTGCCAAATAGGTAGGATGCAACCCAAACATCTGGCGCGTTTGTCCAGAGGTTGATGCTAGATGCCGACAGGTGCTTGATGTTATGTTTTTCAAATCCGTTCATAGCGCAAGCTTTCCATATAGTGCGAGCAGCGCAGCCTCTGCGCGTCCATCGTCTTTGGCGCGGCTGAATAGGCTTGCCTGCTTGGGAAACCTCTGACTTGCCAAACCGCGTGACACGCCCTTGTCACGGCTCAAGCCCAAGAAGGACTTCCACTTGGCTGGCGTGACGAGATGCATAGGCACCTTGTGCGCTGCGACTGCCATCTGCGTTGCGCCGTATGACTGCCCGAAGCGGAACATGCTTGACACGCCTTGCCCGCGCATGGCTGCCACTTGTTCTATGACTGCAATGTGCTGCTCATCGTCTTCAGGTTTTATGATTTCGTGTAGCTCGTATAGGTTTAATTCTGTTTTGCCTTTTGCGTTTTTGTACACTGGCATGTCAAAACATTGGATGTGGTTTTCATTAGGCCAGTAGAACGCGACAGCCCCAGTGAACCCGGGGTCTATGCCAATGAATACTGTCATTGCGGTTCCTTTATTTTAATGCCGTTGACATGCAGGAAGAAAGCCAACGCCTCTTCTGTCAGGTCACGCAGCGACTGCTCGTTGCCTTGCATTTTGTTTCGGACATCCTGCAAAGCCTTCATAGCTTCTGCCAGCTCTGGCTTTATCCGATGGTTCCATTGTGCTTTTGGTTCTTTCATTTTGCCCCCAAGGTTGCTAGGATGTTTCTAGATATAATGCTAGCAACTTTTTATTGCAATAGATAATTTTTTGCTAGCAAGCCTATTGACTATTTGCTAGCAAGTTATTAATTAAGAATTGAAAGCAAGAAAGGAAATGGAAATGGAAACTAAATCAGCATACGCAATGATCCGCGCATTGGGCAAAGTCTTTGAGACTGCATTGACCGACAAAGGTTATAGCAAGCCTGCCACAACTATCTTGATGGCTGGCATCGCAGCTTACAACAAGCTCAACCTTAAAGGTGAAGACGCGCAGCTTGATGAGGCATACAACATCGTTATGACCGACATGATGGAAGCAGTGCGCGGCTCATGGAAGGCCGCGTAATGTGGCCCAGTAACCTAGTTGATTTTATCAAAGCGCTGCACAACTTTGATGTTGTGTGGCGTCCCGAAACACCAGAAGAGGAGCCACCGTTTTGAAAACATTTGATGACCTTAGACATGACATCGCATCTGAAGAGCGGTTCATCACCAAGCAGCAGGCAAAGATGGATCGCATGCGCAGCTTGGAGGCAGGCGTTAGATCAAGCACGATAAGCACCGACTTGGCAATGTTTGAAATCTCAATCAGCAATGCCGAGGCACGCATATCAATAATGAAAAAGCAATTGGAGAACATGAAGCATGGTTAATACAGTTAGTGTTGAACGGCGCAATAGCATTAACATGGATAACGTGGACATCAGCCTGGACAACTTTAGGAAGGCATTTGAGCGTGACCCAACGCAAGATGAAATAGCAATGATGATGAAGCTAAAGGCGCTAAAGCAAGAGCGCCAAATCAATACGAGCAACACTGGCAACTTGATGGATCGCAGTAAGATCAGCCAAGAGCTTGCAATCGCCAGGGCAAACAAAACACTTACGAATAAGGTGAAGTGTACGCCGCGTGGCATACAGATCAACAAGATGCTGAACTACGGCCTGACTGCCGAGCAGATTATGGATGTATTGCAGCTAAATGAAGTGCAGGTGTCAGCGACTGTTGAGCGGTTCAAGCTGCCACGCCCAGTGACTGATCTGGTGTTTCACCAGAAGGTTAGGAATTAATCGTGTGGGCTGCGGAGTGTCGGGAATAGCAGAGCCTGCCAGCGTGTATACATATGTAGATACGCTGCCGCAGCCCACCACAAACTTTTATCATAACACAAAGTGAGGGCAACATGAAAAAAAGAAGACGCTTAACGCATATGGAAAAACAAGCCATAAAAAGAGCTTGGAATTTTAAGTGCGCATATTGTCGAGATACAGTTGTGGGAGATGCCTGCCACATAGATCATATCGTACCTGTTAAGCATGGCGGTAAGTGCGAAATCGAAAACCTAGCACTATCGTGCATCAAGTGTAATCACCAGAAAGCAGATGCGCGATTACCTCGAATGCACGAAGGTTTACTTCTTGCAGCAGCAGCGAGGAAAGCACCCAAAGTACGTCAAGGCATGAAACGCACGCGCGTTGCGAAAAATAAAATGCTAAATGCGTTCTTAACGAGCCTTGCGGACACGATTGACGGATACGGCAAAGAGATTGATCAGGTTGACATCCCTGTGCGGCTCTACAGCAACCAAGAAGAAATTAAGGCAACCATAAGCATACCGCTCAAAGACGTCGTATACGAAGAGTTTATTGCAGAGGATGAAGACAATACGCGAAATACAAAAATGATTGTCTTGGAGAGACTTATTGGAGTGAAAGAGCGCACAAAGCGCTCAAAGCTGGTAAAATCTATCTGCGAAGAAAATAACCTCACTACAAGATCAATACAGCGCTACATAAAACAGCTTGGCGAAGAGGGGCAGGCCAACGTCAATGGAGGGTGGGTGTACCCACTACAGTGAGGACAACATGGAATTTTTTACCGCGCTATACATCGAGTATGCAATTAAGGGTAGACAGATCGAAACATTTTTGATCCTGCCCAGCAGCGAAGCCTGCCAGATCGCCATACGCGACAACGAAGATATGTACCAATACTTTGGCGCTGACGGTGACGTTAATATGTGGTGCTTAGATACTGGCGTGATGGCTAAGTCGATCAGGCCGAAGCTGCGTCCAAAGGATTTTTAAGTGTCACACTTTTATGTTATGCTCGTAATTAGCCAATACAAGAGGAGCCACCCCTGCCATACAAGGATAAGGGGAAACGAGCAGAGCATAGTAAAAAGTATGGCGCGGCGTGGTACAAGCGGAACCGTGAGAAGACACTTGCGCGAACAAGCCTGCGAAAGAAACGAGAAAGGCAAAAGTTTAAAGAATACAAAGCAGGCTTGTCCTGCTTTTTTTGTGGCATGCAGCATCCAGCAGTTATAGACTTTCATCACCCCGAAACATCCGGGGATACAAAAGTCAGCAAGTTAATACAGCAGGGGAGCTTCAGGAAAGCATATGAAGAGGCCGACAAATGCATTCCGCTTTGCGCCAACTGCCATCGCATCTATCATTGGACTGAAAGAGAGGGAGAAAAAGATGAGTGATCTGCCAGAGTATTTTATAATAGCCAACAAAATCGTGGAACGCGCGGAGCGCGGATTGCCACAGGATCGTTGGATGCGTGGCGACAAAGAGCAAGAAGCCCTAGTGCGGGCTTACATTGCGTTGCAGAAAGCTTGCATCAACATGCACAACGACATCATCCAACGCGGATCTGATGCAATGGATATTGATTAGGGGAACTGCTTGTCTTCTGGTTCCATCCCACCAAGATCAGACCCAAGCTGACGTAGCATCAGTTGCAGCTCACGCCGCCTGTCATCATCCTTCTTGGACAACCCGCCCTTGGGGATATTGTCCATCAGCTTTTCATATTCCATCTCAAGTGCGTTGTACTTGTTCATCAACGACTTGCGCTTTTGTTTCATATCGCCCGGCATTATTTTCCGTAGCCTCCACCCATCATTGATTTCTTCTTATCTTTTTTCTTAGGCATCTTTCTTTCCTTTGTTCATCATTGATATGCGCTTACCTTTGCGCACGGCTTCTTCTTTAGATGACGCACCCCAAGCCTTCAGCGACTTTAGCAGCGGCGTGTCCTTGCCGTCCTTCGTCTTTGTTGGCCCTGGCATCTTGCCCATGCGTTGCAGGAAGGCTGCCCGCCTGCCGCTGTTGCCTGTTCTTTCTGGGGGTCTACTCATGTCACGACCTGTTCATCATTGATTTCTTCTTCGGCTTCTTCGCTGTCTTAGCCGCTGCTTTAAACGCCTCGGCAGTCGGCGCACCTTTGCTTCCAACCTTGCGCATCTTTTCGCCGCTTCCCGCCGCAATGCGCTTACGCTTTGCGTGAATGTTTGCATATAGTCCTTCAGCCATCTAGCCACCCATGTATCTTTTGCGTTTGTTCAATCCGATCATACAGACCATGTATGCCGCCATTAACGCGGCGAGTTATCTTTTCAATTGTGCCGACATCAATGCCTTCGTCAGCAATGTCCCACAGTTTGTTTTTATCAAAGTACCACATTGCTGTCTCAAATGCATACTCATTCTCAACAAGAGAAGGGTCTTGCAGCACCTCAATCAACCGCATGTCTTTGGCAAATGCTTTGTAGTTGTCATGCCCGGTGAGCTGCAAAAATCCTCTGCCCAAAAACTTTGACGCTTCTTCCTCTGTCTCGTTGCCCATGCGCCCGGCGTAGACCTTGCCTGCCAGACCTGTCGGGTTCTTGGCGTATGGCACTGCATCCTCAACTGTCGGGAAGCGCGAAGGCCAGACCTCCTGTATGCGCTCTGGCGTGCTATAGTACAGGCTTTCCTTGGTGCGCCGAAACCCCGCGCTTTCGTGCGAAGACTGCCCAAGAATATGCGCCGCTCTGAGCGGCGTTAGATCGTAGTGCTTTGCGATTGCTCGGGCAGTGTTGGGGCCAAACGCACCGTCAGGTGTGGCACCGCATTTTGCCTGCAAGCATTTCATTGCTTCGCTCATTTCTTTAATCCTCTCATTGTACGAATACCAAAGCTGGCAGCAATCGACGCATACATTCCCCATTGTACCCACAGCGGTGTTGTCTCCAGATTGGCAAACCCTTGTGCCATTGTGTCCTGCATGGCGGGTATGAAGTTGGCTACCAAAATCAAAACGAAAACTATTGTCCACAGCTCGTCTTTCCAGCTATCCTTGCTGGCCTCGATTGCCGATTGCTCCCAATCAATCTCGCCTGTTAATTGCTTCTTTTTAATCTCAGCTTCTGTCAGCTTGACTGCTGTCTTTGCGTCAATGTAGGACTTAGCCAAGCCGCCCAGGCTGCCTATGATTTGCCCAATCATTTCTTCTGTTCCCCGTTCATCCAGATGCCGAAGCAGCCAGTGAGTGCGCCCATGCAGACAGACACCAAGCCTGCCTGACCGTTTGTCGGATCGGGCAGTGACATGTACCAGTGGACTGATTGGTACGTCAGGATCGTGACTGCCAGCATCATCAGCCGAGGGATAATCTTCCAATCATCAATGAATGTTTTTGCCATAGTAGCGCTCCGCTATTCGTTTATGTGTGGTTATAATAACGACCTTGTTGTCATCCGTCAAAACAACCCACTGACCCAACTTATTTTCCACTAACTTCAAGGCAAACTACCGTTTGGCTATTATGAACAACCAGCCCCTCTCTCGCTTTCCTGCGCTCTTGTTCGCACTCTTCATAAGTCGGATAGGTTGGCCCGATCTGGTAATACTTTAGCTCGGCAGATGGGATGTATTGTATAAAGACTAAAACAAAAATCATTACCACTGCCCCCGCGCTGCGCCGATCAAAAAGATAACGCCGCCCAATATGCCTGCACCAACAACAGCTATAACGCTGCCAATGACCCAGCTCATAATAGCATCAAGTGCTTCTTGCTTTCGGTACAGTTGTTCCTTGCGTTCCTTGCGTATCTGGCCCTCTAACCTGACAAGCTCCTCCCAATGGGATGGCCCCCAATAGCTAGATATATAAGATTTAAGCTCAGATCGCAAAAAATCTGCTTGCTTCTTCGCGGCAAAAGCTTCCAGCGCCTCGCTCTCTACAGACCCTCGCATGGTCTGCCACAGCGATGGCTTTTCTTTTGCTTTACTTTCTAGGTAGGTAATATCAGACATTGCCGAGGCCCACTTAGAAAGCTGCCCCGCGCAATCTTGTATCTCACGCCCGGTTGAGATCATGCTCTTCAGCCCATTGAATGCCATATTTGCGGCAGATAATGCAGCGCCTATGGTAATGGGGTCAGGCATTGGTTTATCCCATCTTCATTAAGACTGTAACGAGTAGTCCTATGATTGACCCGGCTGCTGCAAGGAGTATGCTTTCCATGCGCTTAACGCGGTTGAACAAATCCTTGAACTGGATTTTCATCTCGGTCTTGATCTCGACCACCTCCTTTTCCAGTCCGTCTATACGCTCATGGGCGGATGCAACAGTTCGCTTGTCCATCTCGTTCCTCTTACGGTGCTACAGGCCAATCGGCATCATCTAAGTTAGGCCACGCATCTAAGTCTGAAAGATCACGCAACTCTTGGCGATACGTTGCCCAAGCTGTCTTTTCTTCATTCGTCAACGGACTGTCATTCATCTGCGTCCAGTCACTGTCAGCTAATAGCTTATTGCGTGTGGTGCGATGACCTTCAGCAACCTTGGCATCTAGCGTTGCCTGATAAGCTGCTTCATGCTCTGCCTTGGTTGTCGTAACGCCATCCTCTGTGGTGTCTTGGAACATGTCACGAGCAACATACTTTTCCACCCAATCACCGTTTGCGTTTTGCTCTACACCATCACGCACTGACACCTGATAGTCGCCTACAGTAGCCGCTGGGCTGCGTAGCACTGGGTCTAGGTCTAGTGCGTCTAGAGTTGCCGCTTTCCATACACGAGGTAGGGACATGTTGCTGTAGTGCTGTCTCCACGCTCCCTGAGATTGTACAAGTCCTGTTGTTCTGTTTCTGTAGTCACTCATCTGATTGATCCTTTCATATGAGTTTGATTATGCGATTGCGTAGAAGATGTAGGTTGATCCATTTTCGCTTAAATTTAGACTACTTTGATTTACAATAAATCCAGAACTGTTAGGGTCTATAGCATCATCAAAAGTTTGTTCAGCGCTAGTGGAGTTAAGATATAATGCAGGATCGTTGCCCGAAACTATGCCTCTTTCTGTATCAAAAACTGTCCAGTTTCCATTAGATGATGTGTCTTTTATCAACACAAACCTAGCACCACTGCTAAACCCACAGTCAATCGTCTGACTGCCACCATTCCCAGTATAACTCCCCACCTTAGACACACCATCTAGGCTTGCGAATAGGTAGGCTATGTAGGTGTCGCCAGAGTCATTGGTTTGGCCTGAAGTACCCACGGTAAATACCGTTGACGTAGGTGCATTATCGTTCCATCTAGTTGCGCTATTAACAGCCGCAGCAGTAGAGTTTAATTTTAAAAAGTAATCTTCTGGTGCTGTCGCATCTACTCCAGAATGGTAAACTGCCCAATCTTGGGCTTCGTTACGCTTCTTTACCCACATCATCTCAGGTGCAACACCAAGGTTATGGCTTACAGTACGCCCTGCTGTTCCGTTGCCTGTGTAAGCAACGGCATCAAAGTAGTTGGGCGCACGTCTCCACATCCAAGAGAGGTATGTAGTAGATGTATTAGTAGAATTATAATACCCATCCATATAATCATATACTTGCTCTGCAACACCAGACTCTGCAACTGTTGAATTTGTTTGCATTGTGGTTGCTTGAGTGAGTCTTGAACCTATTAACCATTCCCATCCAGCAGCGTTATATTTTGACAGAGCCATATCTACAGGAAACCCTGAATGATAAGCAGGGGGTTGCGTTCCAGTGCCCCTAGTATCAATCGCAAACACATCAGTCGCATCAGTAGGCACAGCCATAGGGCCACGGCGAATGGCGATGTAGATGTAGGTGTCGCCGTTGGTTCCGACAACTAATGGGCCACTTGTTCCCTCTACTATCATGCCTGTTGGAGTTGGTTGAACAAGATTGTAAGAACTAGATGCATACGCACCCCCTTCACTGTCGGCGAGGTTTGCCATTAAAGGCGCATTGCCGCTTCCTGACGCATCCAACTTACGCATATTGTCAAAGATAACCCAATCGTGATAAGTACCACCAGTTGAAGTGTTTTTTATCATAACCCACTGTGGCTCAAACCCTAGGTCAATAAACTGGTCTGTCCCATCACCAGTATAACTTCCACACTTGATAATGTCAGCATCACTATCAGGGCCGAACTCACCGTCACCGTCATTGTGGGCGAATAGGTAGGCTACGTATGTACCACTGGAGTTATTTGTGTATGAACCCGCACCCAACGTAAACTCAGTTGCGGTTGGGGCTGTGTTGTTGAATTGACTTGATACAGGTCCAATACGAGAACTGGTATCGTTAAGCATTAAGTAGTAGGAGGCTGGAGATGATGCGTCTAAATCTTTGTGGTACACAGACCAATCTGTTCCACTATCAAGTCTTTTAATTATCATCATAGCAGGAACTGCCCCTAAGTTATGACTGACTGTACGCCCCGCAACTCCATTTCCGTTATATGTTACAATGTCAAAGAACTTAGGGGCTTTGCGGAATGTCCAAGAGGCGAAGTCTGCAGTATTAAAATTAATATTTATGCCAACATTAAAGCCATTAGAATTAAATGCGGTAAGCCAGTTTGTTCCAGTTGATAAAGCTTGAGTATTATCAGATTGTAAAAACTTATTAACGCCATTTTCAGTGTCCGTTAATATGTGGCTCATGTTTCCATAAACCGCAGTTCGCTCCTTAATCCAAACAAGCCCACCCTCACCGCTTAAATCAATTCCGTTGGTAATTGTTTGTGTGGAGTTATTGCCCTCATACAAATAAGTGCTGAACACATCCTCTACGTTCAGGCCTTCACCACCAGCAGCACCTGCAGCGGCTTGTAATAACTTTTTCTTAGTTGCCATTAGTTATTACCCCTTATGCTAATGCAAGACCTGCAGTAAATCCATACCAGTTAGTACCGCCATCCCGTGTGGTAAACACAAAGACATCCTTTGCACTTGCTGTTGCTGTAAGGGTAGGAGCAGCTCCTGAAGGCCAGTCTACTGAGCTTGGCCAAGTGACTGTGAACCCAGACGCAGAGGCATCCTGAATAATCTCAATGCTGAAGCTATACGCAGTGCCACTGGCAGGGGGGTTAGAGAACGTGAACGTGGTGTTCTCTGTCAGTGTGTGGCTGAACGCGTTACCCGCCTCACAGTCCACAGTAGTGGCGTTAGAGGATGATGTTACCGCTGCGTATGTTTCGTTGTAGCTATCAACGATCAACTCGCCCGTAATGTCCACATCACCTGTGTAAGTGCCGCCAAACACCTCGCTTGCTTTTGCCAGAGGAATGCCACCCGCCGTTGCACCATCGTGAACCACGATTGTATTCTTGTCTGTATCGACAGTAACTTCTTTGGCAGCACCAGTGAAAGATGAATGCTGTGATGTTGTACCGCCGCGTAATCTAATAGATGTTGCCATATTTCAGTCCTTACACGATTGAGCCGCCATCAATGATGCCGCCAGTTATGTTTACG